CCGGATGGGCAGAACCAGTCTGCGGCTGGGGCGAACGCGACGACGGCGCAGCAGGTGGATGCCTGCCGAACCGACATCGAGCGGATCAAGCTGGGCGTTGCTGCGGCGATGCTTGCGGCGCTTCGCATCGAGGGCGTGGACTTCGGCGACGAGACGGTGGAGGTCGACTTCCTGGACCCGGCGTGGACGACGCTGGCCGAGCAGATGGACGCCGTATCGAAGGCTGTCGCGGCGGGCATGTCCCTGCCGACGGCCCAGAAGATGTTCCTGGGCTGGACTCAGGATCAGGTCGACGAGGATGCCCGGAATCGTCGCCGCGAGGCCGAGTCGTCGGACGTGTCCCTTCTCGCGTCGGCCATCAACCGGCAGATCTAGGCCATGGCTCGCACTCGGGCGGGCCGTCGGCTCACCGATGCCCACCGCAAGGCGCAGATCAAGCTGGGCGCGATCGCTGCGGCGCTGACCATCGAGAATGCGCGCCGCCTGGACGCCAACGACCTGGACGGCACCGGACCGGAATGGGAGAGGCGCCAGGCGCTCATCATCGAGTCGATGCGGCAACGGTCCGCAGCGCTGGCCCGCGAATACGTGGAGGCGTTCCGCGCGGCCGAGGGCATGGACCCGGCAGAGCTGGCGGAACCGCAGCTTCCGCCGGCCCGCGATGCCGTCGGCTGGGTGATCCCAACCATCAAGGCGAGGACGGCGCGATATGGCACCGAGGGCCGCTGAGCGGGCGCTGCGCGTCACGGTGGGCGAGATGGCCACCAGGACGCACAGGGAGGTCATGGAGGCTGGCAGGCAGGTTGTGCAGCGCTCCTCGAAGCGCTGGCGGCGGGTGACGGACGGCGCCCCGTGCGGATTCTGCGCGATGCTGGCGAGCCGGGGCCCGGTGTACACGTCGCAGGACACTGCCGACGGCGGCCGGTACCACGGCCGCTGTGGATGCACCGCCGAGCCGTTCGAGGGCGACTTCGCCGACTGGCAGCCGTCGGAAGCCGAACAGCGCTACATCGACGCCTATAACGCCTCCTACGAGCCCGGCATCAGCCCTGAGAAGCTGACCGCCCGCATGGATGCATGGCTGGCTGACCCGAGAAACGGCGCGCTGGACCTCGACGACCCGGCAGTCTGGGCAAGGCTGGACGACGAGACGCTCGACGCGCTGGCGCTCCGCAAGATGGAGGAAGGCGACTTCCTGGCGGCCGAGAGAATCGGCGAGATCCAGGACGGCCGATTCTACGACCCGACCGGGCGCGCCATCGACACAACGAACCCGTTCGCGCCGGACGTTTACGACTGGTTCGAGAAGCAGGACCCGGCCACGCAGGCGCGGTTCACAACCAAGCTTGAGGAGCGGCTCGGATACGACGCCGGTCAGATGTTCGCGCAAGAGCAGTGGGCCGCGTCGCATCGCCGCTCGCTTGCCGGCATCCCGACCCCGCGCCAAATGCGGGCAGCCTATGCCGACTGGCTCGAGGTCGAATGGCAGAAGGCCGAGGGCGTGACCAACGGCTACATGCTCAATGAGCGCGCCAAGAGGGACGGCATCACCATCCGGCAGCTCTGGAAGTTCCGCAACCCGGCCACTGCACAGAAATATGCGACGCGCGAACTGCTCGACTACTGGAACACGAGCGGGCGGCTGTCCTACGAGGACTTCCGCGCCGGATACATCGGCGGCGGCGCTGAGACGACCGCCAATCTCATGAAGGGCGCATGGGTATGAGCGACTTCCCCACGGCCGTCGAGGGCAAGCGCGCATGGGCAACCGGTCGCGCCGACGCCCGCGCCAACGCGCCACGATCCGCCCGCTACGACCGCCCGCGCCGCGAGATGAGCTTTCGCGAGGGATGCCTGGCCGCCGCGTACCACCAGGGATACAACCACGGCACGCAAGAGGCGCTACAGGCGGCCTACGGCGACGCGCCCACCACCTAGACCACCCCGCCCGCCGCACGGCATCGCGGGACAACCCGAAACGGGAGAAGTACTCATGTCCGAACCGATCGTGGAGCAGCAGACCCCTGCACAGGGCGACGCAGAGATCCAGCCGACCGAGCCCACCGCCGACGCCCCTGCGACCCCCGAGGTCGATTGGAAGGCCAAGGCCCGCGAGTGGGAGAAGCGCGCCAAGGAGAACAAGGCCGCTGCCGACAAGCTCGCCGAGCTCGAGGAGTCACAGAAGACCGAGCAGCAGAAGCTGGCCGAACGGCTGGCTGAGGCTGAGCGGAAGGCGTCTGAGGCTGAGCTGAGGGCGGCACGGTCGGAGGTTGCCCGCGAGAAGGGCGTGCCTGCCGAGTTGCTTGTCGGTTCGACCGTCGAGGAGCTGGCCGAGCACGCCGACAAGCTGCTCACCTTCCGTGGCGAAGCGCCCCGGAAGCCTGCCGCGCCCCCGGCCAACGACCAGGGCAACGTCGGGTCGGCGCTCCCGGCCCAGGACATCGATGCACAGATCGCCGAGGCGCAGCGCGGGGGCAACGTCACCCTCGCCATGCGCCTGACCAACCAGAAGCTCGTCGCTCTTGCGACTGAAAGGAACCCCTCATGAGCGGTATCACCGGTCTCGGAACCACCTACAACCTCCCCAACTACACCGGCATCCTGTACGGCCTCACCCCGCAGGAGACCCCCTTCCTGTCCGCCATCGGCGGCCTGTCCGGCGGTCGGCAGACCACCAGCCCCGCCTTCGAGTGGCAGACCTTCGACCTGCGGGACGCCTCGCAGCCCGAGGTCGTGGAGGGCGCCACCGCCCCCACCTCGCAGCAGCGCGTGCGCGGCAACGTGTCCAACGTGGTGCAGATCCACCAGGAGAAGGTCTCCGTGTCCTACTCCAAGCTGGCCGCCACCGGAGCCAAGGCCGGCATCAACAACGACCAGCCCAACCCCATCGGCAACGAGCTGGACTGGCAGGTCGAGCAGATGCTCAAGCAGATGGCCCGCGACGTGGAGTTCAGCTTCATCGGCGGCACCTACCAGTCCCCGGCGAACAACTCCACCGCCCGCAAGACCCGGGGCATCATCTCGGCGATCTCCACCAACGTGTCCGACGTCAAGGGCGCCGCTCTGCCGACCGTGACCGGCACCGCGTCGACCAACAAGATCGCCTCCACCTCGCACGGCCTGAACAACGGCGACTCCGTCGTGTTCACCGCCCTGACCGGCGGCGCCGGCCTGTCGACTGGCGTCGGCTACTTCGTGGTGAACAAGGGCACGAACGACTTCGAGGTGTCCACCGTGAAGGGCGGCGCGGCTGTCGACTTCACCACCGATGTCAGCGCGGCCACCGCCTACAAGCTGACCGCGATGACCACCGCGCACGTCAATGAGGCGATCCAGCGCGTCTACGACAACGGCGGCATGGACGGCTCGACCACCCTGCTCGTCAACTCCAACCAGAAGATGGCGCTCACGTCGGTGTTCGCGTCCGCCTACGGGAAGTTCGTCGAGACCAGCCGCACCGTGGCCGGCGTTTCCGTCGATCAGCTCCAGACGGACTTCGGCATCCTGAACGTGATGCTGTCGCGGTTCGTCCCGAAGCACCAGGTGCTCATCGCCCAGCTCGGGCAGTGTGCGCCGGTGTTCCTCGAGGTGCCCGGCAAGGGCCACTTCTTCGCCGAGCCGCTCGCCAAGACCGGCTCGTCTGACGATGTGCAGCTCTACGGCGAGGTCGGTCTCGCCTACGGCAACGAGAAGGCGCACGGGCTTCTGTCCGGCCTGGCGCTGTAACCCGTCGCGCCCCCGCCCTGACCTCAACTCGGGGCGGGGGCGCACCCCATCCGCATCACACTAGGAGGCGTCGTGCTGCCACCCCTCGCCACGCAGACTGACGCCGTCAATCTCGGCTTCGTCGTGGACGACACGGCGCTGATGCGCGCTTCCATCCGCATCCGTGGCCATGTCCGCCAGCAGATCACGGCGGGCTCGTCGACGATCACCGCGCGGGGGCCCCTGATTCGCCTTCCGCAGCGCCCTGTGCGCTCCGTGGATGCCGTGACTGTCGACGGTACCGCAGTGGCCTACGAGGCCGCTGGCGGGCTGCTGGAGGTCGATACGCGCGAGCTGGTGACGATCACCTACAGCCACGGTTTCGACTTCGTGCCCGATGAGCTGATCGAGCTGACTTGCCAGGTGGCCACCCGGCTCGGTGCGCCCACGGACGGGATGCTCGCGGCCGGGGCACAGCAGGCCACTGCTGGCCCGTTCACGGTCGGTCTGGGCTGGGACGCCTGGAAGGCTCAGAGCGGGCTCACGGCGGGCGACAAGGAGACGCTGCGGCGCTACTGGCCCGACATGCCGCGCACGATTCCGCTGGGGCCGTCCCGATGATCCCCACCCCCCTCAAGATCCAGATTGAGCGCTGGCAGGCGAACGCGGCCAGCCGTGACGCTCACGGCAACCCGGCTGAGTCGTACGACGCGCCCGTCGATGCGCCGGTCCACTGGATTGTGGGTGCCGGTTCGGCTGAGGGCGTCATGGGTGGCCGTCGTCACGCTGAGGCCGTGTTGCAGGTGGGCGCGCCTGCCGAAACGGTCATCGCTGAGCGCGACCGGGTGCTGATCGACGGGGCACGCTGGCAGGTTGTCGGTGAACCGCAGGACTACAGCCGGGGCCCGTGGGCGATGCCGTTCGCGGGCATCACGTTCGAGCTCAAGCGGGACAGGGGTTGACATGGCGATCTTCCGCGACACGTCGAGCTACAAGCTGGGCCGCAAGGGCTCGCTCAAGATGAACCGTGGCGCGCGTGATGAGCTGCGGGCGCTGATGCTGGACAGGATCAACCCGGCCGCCGACCGCATCGCCTCACGCGCCAATGCCGCGTCGAGCTGGGGCGGCTACGAGTCGCGTCGCGGCCGGAAGGTGGCGTTCGTGGCGGTCCGTCGCGGCGGCAAGGATTCCAACCGTGGCCGTCGTCTGCTGCAACTGGCTCAGGGGGCGGCGGAATGATCCCCCGTCCCGACTCTGAAGCGGCGTGGGTGGCATGGCTCCGCGCCGCCGGCCATGACGCGCGCACGACCATCCCAGACGATCCCGTCGACGGCATGATCCGTGTCTCGCGTGTCGGCGGCGAGCGGCAAGGGCCCATCCTCGAGAGCGTCGAAATGCTGTTCGAGGTGTGGCACTCGTCGCCGCTGGCCGCATCCACGCTGGCGCACACGATCAACGCCCGCGTCGAGGACGCCGAGAACGGAACGCTGATCGGCGCCAGCACGAAGGTCTACAAGGTCGCGGCCACTGGCCCGGTCGAGTTTCCCGACGACAGCAGCGCGTTGGCGCGCTACCAGTTCACCTCATCCTGCATCGCTCGTCGCGTGTAGGTGCGGCAGCCGCACGCACGGCGGCACCCATCCACCAGGAAAGGAAGAACCCGATGCTGATCGAGTTCGCCGCCCCGTACACCGCTGCGGACGGCAAGCAGTACAAGGCCGATGCGTCGGCCGACCTGCCCATCGAGGAAGCGCTCAAGCTCCTCACCGACGGCCTGGCCCGTCACGCCACCCCTGCCCAGACCGAGAAGAAGGGCTGATCGATGGCCAAGAACATCATGAACATTCGCTCGTACGGCGATCTCGCGTCGGGCGTCTACGTGGCGCCGAAGGGGACCACCCTCCCGACCGACGTCACGACCGCGCTCAATGCGTCATTCATCGATCTAGGCTGGCTCCACGAGGACGGCATCCAGGAGGCGCAGACCGCCGACAACGTCGAGTTCACCGCCTGGCAGGGCTCCACGGTCGTCAAGCGCAAGCGCACCAAGGTCGGCAAGACCTACACCATCCAGTGCCTGGAGACGCACGCCACCATCAACGGGCTCGCCAATCGCGGACAGGCCCCGACAATCAGCGGAGCCGCTGGCGCGAAGGTCGCCAAGACCGACTTCAAGGATCAGGCCATCAACGACGACCGCGCATGGGTGATCTCCGTGGTCGACGGTGCCGTGACTGAGCGGCACGTCATCCCGGCCGGCGACTACACGCTGACCGGTTCCACGTCGTACCAGGCGGGGAACATGAAGATCCTCACGTTCGAGATCACGGTGATCGGTGAGGGCGCCTACGTGCTCACCAACCATCCGGCAGTCACGGGCGACACCACCGTCACCTCGTACTGACCCTGAGACCCCAGCGCCCGGCCGACGCGTGCCCCCTGGCCGGGCGCTGGTCAACACCCAGGGGGCGCACGCACACAAGGGAGCACGCGCAATGTCCAACACCAAGAAGGCCACCAACCCGATCGCCGACGAGGGCTTCTCGATCGAGTACGCGGGCGAGGTCTACGAGTTCACCCGCGACGACTACGACGACATGGAGCTCCTCGAGCTCATCTTGGCCGGTAACCCGTTCGCGGCGGTCCGACACCTGCTGGGCGACGACTGGGAGCGCTACGAGAAGTCGGTGAGGACCAGCAAGGGCAAGGTTCCCGCCTCCAGCACGATGGAGTTCGTCAAGATGTTCGACGAGCCACTGGGAAACTTCGCGCGCTCGCTGCTTTCCTGACGCTCTGCCGCCCGGCCCTCCGTGCCGACTTCCAGCGCTTCTACGGGCTGGACGTGGACGACATGCAGCGAGGCCGTCTAGGCGTCGCACGGACGGCTGATCTGGCGGCTGAGCTGCCGTTTGGCGCTCAGGTGTGGGAGCGGCTCGATGCCGACTCGGCGTGGACGCGCTCCGACTACCTGCTGGCTGAGGTCGCCGACGCGGTGTCGTGGGCGAACTACCAGCGGGGCGGCGGCAAGGGCAAGAAGCCCAAGCCGGTACCCCGCCCTGCCGACGGCCGGGCGCAGACCGAGAAGGACGAGCGCACGCAGGCGCAGGCCGCCGCATGGCTGGCGCGACAACAACTACACACGCCCGAGTAGGGCAGATGGGCGGTGCCTTGTGGCGATCAACCTGGGCACCGCCTATCTCCAGCTCGAGCCGAACACCACCGGCCTCGTGCCGGGCGTCAAGAAGGCTTTCGGCGGCGTCGAGTCCGTGGCCGCGCAGTCGGGCGACAAGTCGGGCAAGGCTTACGCCGACGCGGCCGGCAAGGGCTCGGGCGGCATCAAGGGGATGGCCACCAAGCTCGGTCTGATCGGGCTTGGTGTGGCCGCTGCGGGCGCGTTCGTCAACGAGTTCACGGCGGGCATCGCTGGCGCGTCCGCGTTGCAGCAGTCGAAGGGTGCCGTCGAGGCGATCTTCGGCAGCGACACGAAGGCCATCGAGAAGGCCAGCAAGGGCGCCGCCAAGAGCATCGGCCTGTCTGAGAACGCCTACAACGAGCTGGCATCCACGCTGGGCGCCGGGTTGAAGAACAAGGGCCTGGATGACTTCGCGGGCAAGACTCAGAACCTGATCGGGCTGGGCGGCGATCTCGCGGCCCAGTTCGGCGGCTCCACCCAGGAGGCCGTCGAGGCGCTGTCGAGCATGATGCGCGGCGAGTCGGACCCCATCGAGCGGTACGGCGTCAGCATCAACGAGACGGCCGTCAACGCCGAGCTGGCCGCCAAGGGGCAGGACAAGCTCAAGGGCGCCGCGCTGGATCAGGCCAAGGCTCAGGCGCGCCTGGACATCCTGTTCCGCCAGACCGCCGATGCACAGGGCGCCTTCGGGCGCGAGTCTGAGACGCTGGCGGGCAAGCAGGCCACGGCCACGGCCCAGTGGGAGACGTTCCGCGACAACCTCGGGACGCGGCTGCTGCCCGTCCTGACGACCGTGATGGGCTTCTTCTCCGACAAGCTGATCCCCGGCCTGGACGCGATGACTGAGGCGTGGGACAAGGGCACGGGCCCGCTGGGCATCGTCAAGGACTTGATCACGAATGTGGCCGACGCGGCATCCGGCGTCGCGTCGATCCTGTTCAAGGGCGATTTCACGGGCGGCATCCTGGGGCTCGAGGAGGACGACCCGGCCATCGGTGTCCTGTTCACGCTGCACGACACGCTGACGACCGTCGGCGAGTACGTCAAGGGCGTGTTCACGAACGCCTTCGATGCCGCGTCGGGCGTCGTTGAGGACGTGGCGATGCCGATCTTCAACGATCTTGGGACGCTGTTCCGTGAGGACGTGCTGCCGGTCATCGACACCGTGGCGAAGTTCGTCGCGGAGGAGCTGGCGCCGACGTGGGCCGACTTCGCCAACAACGTGCTGATCCCAGCCTTCCAGGGCATCGCGGCCATCGTGAAGTGGGCGTGGGATACGGTCATCTACCCCTACATGCAGGCGTGGGGCGACATCCTCAAGAACGTCGTCGGCCCGGCGCTGAGCTGGCTGTGGGAGAAGGTTGTTCAGCCGACCTTCAAGAACATCGGCGACGCGGTGAGCAACTTCGGCTCCCACTGGGCCACCATCTGGTCTGGCATCCAGCAGGCCGCCGCCAAGCCGGTCAACTTCGTGATCGGCACCATCTGGAACGACGGGCTCCGCAAGGTCATCAATGCCGTGACCGGCCTGTTCGGCGGTAAGGCCATGGGCGCGATCCCGCTGGTCTCCTGGGGCTCGACCTCGCGCGGTTCGACTGGCGGCAAGACGCTCAACTCGGCGTTCGCCAACGGCGGCTACACGGGCGACGGCGGCAAGTGGGACCCGGCTGGCATCGTCCACGCCGGCGAGTACGTGTTCACGCAGGAGGAGGTCAACCGCGCAGGCGGTCCGCGTGCCATCGAGGCACGCAAGCATGACTGGCTTGCGGGCTACGCGGTCGGCGGCTACGTCAACCCCGATGCGTCGGCGCGCAGCCTCACCTCATACAAGGGCAAGACGTTCTCGAACCTGTTCGCCGGCTTCCTCCGCGCGGCCGAGCGGATGGCGGGCGTCGGCTTCAACATCTCACAGGGCGGCTTCCGTCCTCGCACCAGCTACTCAGGCACCAGCCATCAGGGCGATGCAGTCGACATCCTGAGCCCGATCACGAGCAACGTCATCCGTGCGCTTCGGGCCAGTGGCATCGCCGCATGGGACCGCACCGGCAAGGGCAACTGGGCGCCGCATATCCACGGCGTTCCGCTGCCTGGCAGGGGCTACGCGGCTGGCTCTGCGGTCTGGCAGGCGCAGGACTACCTGCGGGGCGGCGACGGCCTGGGGGGCCGCGACAACGGCCCCCGGGTCGCGGCGGACGGCTCTGGCTGGCTGGACATCCCGAAGATGATCGGCGATGTCGTGAAGAACCTGGGCCAGCTGTCTGGCCCGTGGGGCGACATGCTGAAGGACTCCTTCGGCGGGCTGATTGGCCGCGTCAAGGACTGGGCCCTCGACAAGCTGGGCCTGCCCGGCTTCGCGTCCGGTACGCGCTGGGCTCCCCCCGGTCTGGCTTGGGTGGGCGAGCGTGGCCCTGAGTTGATGCGGTTCCGTGGCGGTGAGCAGGTCTACAGCGCTGAGCAGTCGGCGGCGATGGTCGGCGGCCACACGCACCACCACACCTGGCACGTCGACAGCATCCGCGACGTGGCCCACTTCATGCAACTCATGTCCGACATCGAGCGCCGCGCCGTGATGGCCTGAGAGAGGACGACATGACGACCGCGACCGGTAGCTGGGTTCCCAATTCGACCACCAACCAGCGGATGCGGCTGATCCTCACCTACACAGTGCCGACGCCTTCGGGCGGCGACACATCGGTGACGGTCACGGGCTCCGTCAAGGTGGGCGCGGGCTTCGGCTTCTACGACACCACGAACGCGTTCGCGTGGTCGGGGTCGCTGCTGGGCTCCGGGTCGACGACCAAGAACATCAACGTCGCCACGAACGGCGAGCAGACCATCCACACGTTCTCCGTCGTGGTGCCGCTCACGGCATCCCCGCAGGGCAAGACGGTGGCGTTCTCGCTGACGGGCATCGACTACGTGGGCTCCTCGCTCACGGCCAGCGTGTCGGCGACGGTCACCATCCCCGCGCTCCCCACGTCGGCGCCCACGAATCCCACGGGCTTCGGCACCACGCGCGTGTCCGATGCGCGGCATGACCTGTCGTGGTCCGCGGCGTCGTCTCCGGTGTCGTGGGAGATCCAGCGCTACCGGCTGAGCAACGGCACGACCGACTACTTTGCTGTTGCGTCTCCTGGCGGCTCGGCTCGGTCATGGTCCGACACGGCCTCGATGCCCAACGACGAGATCGGCTGGCGCATCCGTGCGGTCAACGCGGGCGGCACGTCGGCATGGGTCTACTCCCCGGCCTACGTCTACACGACCCCCGCCGCGGCCACCGGCCTGACGGTTTCGCGCTCGGGCTCCGAGGCGACGATCTGGTGGGACATCAACGCGCTGGCCGCCGCCTCGCAGACGTTGCAGGCGCGCACATCGGCCGACGGCGTGTCGTGGGGTTCCTGGGCGGATGTGTCCGGCCATGTGGCCTTCTCGGCTTCGGCGTCGTCGCGTGTGGTTACCGGGCTGGTTGCTGGCACCCATTACGAGTGGCGTGTGGCGACGACCGTCACGAGCCCGGCGACGCTGGTGGCTTACAGCGCGGCGTCGGGGTCGCTGATCCCGCTGTCCGCACCGCTGGCCCCGTCGCTGCTGGGCCCGACCGGCGTGGTGCCCGACGAGGACGCGACCCTCGTCACGTGGCGGCATCGCACCGCTGACGCGACGGCACAGACCGCCGCTGAGGTTCGCTGGAAGCCCGTGGGTGGCTCGTGGACGACGATCACGGGCATCACGACCGCCGAGACGACAACCATCGCGGCGGCGACGCTGAGCCCCGCCTCGTACGAGTGGCAGGTCCGCACCAAGGGCCAGCACGCCGACTACAGCGCCTGGTCTGCGCTCGCCACCTTCCGCGTCGCGGCCCGGCCCGCCGTGTCCGTGACTGCCCCTGTGACGACCGTGGGCTCCAACCGCGTCACGCTGACCATCAGCTACAGCGACGCGGCCGGCGCGGCGATGACCTCGTGGCGCGCTGAGCTGTCCATCGATGGGCAGTGGGCCGAGACCAAGACCGGCACCGGCTCGACCACGACGATTCCCTTCG